CCCTCGCCTCCTGAGTTGGAAACGTTCGAGCTGACCTTCTTTACGCCAGCCTCCAATTTGGAGGTTAAGCGGATAACAGGGATTGTCTTGGCCACCTCAGCGACGTTCTTCGCCGCGTATAAGGTGCTTTCGTTTCTCACGAGGCAAGCAGTTGAGACCCTACAGGGTCGCGAGGGTAATTCTTCGAATGGTCTTGTCCCCGAATCCTGGGTCAGGGCCTCTCAAGAGTTTACTCCGGGAATACAACCCTTCGGACAGGTCACTTTTACCAAGAGTGATATTGTGTCGAGGATTGCTGAGTGCCATGTTGTCGTCCGAATTCCTAAGAAAGGTAAGTTTGAGTATATGCAGGCGTCAGTCTTGACGCACAATGTTCTTTTAATACCTACCCACTTCTTTACCGATGCGGAAGGCATGCCAACTGTAACACAGAACGGACTCTCGTTCAGTGCCTCTTATGCTCCTACCACCCGCGCTCCCCTCGCGACTAATCCAGAGTTAACCATCTGGATGGTCCCCGAACTCAAGGGCCTTCGTGGGATTATGGCGTATCTCCCGGAGACTTTCGACTCGTCAATTAGACAATTCGATGAGGTTGAGATCTATAAGGATAAATTATACCTGATCCCCACCGATAATCAGATTGTTCAACAGCACGGGTCTATGGTCCTCACGACTAACGCCGGAACCGAGAATGGGGACTGTGGGTCTCTTTATATCGCTCGCCACAACAAGGCGTGGCGTATTGTTGCGTCTCACTATGCCATTCACAAGTTGAGCTCCGGTTTTGGCGGTGAGAGTAGATACACTGTTGCCGGTACGGTTACTCAGATTGAGTGCAAGCGAGTTATCGCAACTCTCGGTTCCTCTTCTGCGGAAGTTATTGTCGTTTCTCAAAGTTTGGCAAAGCCTATGAATATCTCGGACATCAATATTGGGCCTTACAGTCCAAAATCCGAGGTCTGGGCCGCCGATCCCAGAGTCCACAATCTTGGAAACCTCCATCCGCCGTTGGCTGGCGCGTCCATGAAAACTAAGTGCAAATTTAGTCTTTTCTATGACGACCTAGCCGACATGGAGATCAAACACTGCGGAAAACGAGGGTATTTTACTCTCCCAGTCTTCCGCGGCAACATGGTCGGTGACAAATGGGTCTCCCCCTGGACTAATGAGTTTGCCACCCTTAACACCGCAAACTTCGACCCCCAACTGATGAGAATCGCTCTCTGTGATTATCTCCAGGGGATCGGAGACCTCGACTGTTCAGGGTACTCTGTCCTCACGGAGGAGCAGGCTATCACTGGAGTCCCAAACTCGTACGTCAATTCGCTCAATATGAAGACGTCGGCTGGTCCCCCCTTCGGGAAGGGAAAAGTCCACTATATTTGTCCTGACAATGTTGAGGGATCTTTCCTCCACCCCGACATGGCTAATGCCATAGACGAGATTGAGATGATTCTGGAGACGGACATTCCTTCGTGCCTAGGTCTGCACTCTCTTAAGGATGAGATTACGAAAGACGGAAAGCACCCACGTGTATTCGTAGTGCTCCCCGCTGCTTTTAATATTGTCTTGAAGAAGTATTCCTCCCCGTGGAAGTCCTTCATGCGGGCCA